ATTTTGCGACACGCCCATCAACGGATGTTGATATATTGATCGGTTGATGCTACACGCCTGAAAAAATTGGCACATGGCGATTTTGGACAGATTCAGAGCAGTAAAGACAGATGCTCCAGTGGCATCCCCTGATGTTGCTGCAACCGATCTTGCACCATTGAATAATATCAATTCACTTTACACATTTATCAACACACCGATTTCAGCTACTTATTCAGAATTTATTTCAATACCATCTGCAAGCCGCGCAAAAAACATTATTGCATCATCAATTGCAAGCATCCCATTGGTGTTGCGTGATCGCTCAACTGGTATGAGATTAGATGCACCGCGTGTAATTGATACACCTGATCCACGATTACCAGGTCAAGCAACTTATGGCTGGCTGGCATCTGACATTCTCCTATATGGATATGGGTATTTTCAGGTTCAAGAATTATATGCAGACACGCAGCGAATCAGATCAGTGCAACGCATTGCACCTGAGCGCGTGGGAATTGAAACTAATGCCAATGCTACTGAAATAACAGGCTACACAATAGACAGTGGATACAAATTGCCCGATTCAGGCGTTGGCAGTCTTGTTGTATTTTACAACCCAGGTGATGTTGGTGTGTTAAATCGCGCAGGTCGCACCATTCGCACTGGTGCTGAGTTGGAGCGCGCTGCAATGAATTACGCGCGTGAGCCAATTCCATCAATGGTTTTGAAATCAAATGGATCAGCATTACCAGCTGATCGCATTGCAAAGTTATTGGAGCAATGGGGTATCGCTCGCCGTAACGCAACAACGGCGTATCTCAATGCTGATATTAATTTAGAAAAAGTTGGATTCTCACCCGATGAGTTGGGCTTAAATACTGCACGCGAACACATCGCCACCGAAATTTCACGCGCTTGCGGCATCCCTGCATATTTCACTGATGCGCCAAGTGGATCATCAATGACATATTCAAATGCAGTCACTGCTCGCCAAACTTTATTGGATTTTTCTTTGATACCAATTTGTGATGCGATTTCCCAGAGATTGTCAATGCCTGATTTCACTCCATCATCCCAGGTGGTCAAACATGACTTTGATGTTTATTTGCGTGGATCAGCGTATGAGCGCGCACAGATTTATGAAATATACAACCGCATTGGCGTAATGACCGCCGATGAAATTATGAGAAAAGAGGACATGGCACTATGAAAATGACAACACCAATGACCATCACTGCTGCTGATTCTGAATCACGCACCATCACTGGAAAAATTGTTGCATTTAATGAAGCAGCAAATGCAAGCACTGGCAAAGTAATTTTTGCAAAAGGTTCAATTGCACCAAAAGATGTTTTTCTAAATTTGGAGCATGACCGCACAAGAAGGATTGGAAAAACTTTAAGCATGAATCTAAATTCAGATAAATCAATTGATGCAACATTTAAGATTGCAAACACCACTGCTGGCACTGATGCGCTAGTTGAGGCAATGGATGGATTGCGCGATGGATTCAGTGTTGAGTTAGCAGTTCATGATTATGAAATGCAAAAGGATGGCACAATGAAAGTAATTTCAGCTGATCTCACAGGCGTTGCATTAACCAGTGAGCCAGCCATCCGATCCGCCCGTGTTTCTAGCGTGGCCGCAACAACCGAAGATTCTGAAGCCGTAAATGCGGAAACAGATCAAACAAAACCAACCGAAGGAGAAAACGCAGTGGCTGACACTACCGTTGAAACACCTGCCGCACCTGCTGAAAAAGTAGAAGCGACACAATCAATTCAAGCATCAACACATACACCAATGTTTTATGCAAAGCCAAGAAACCCAATTGTAAATTTGGGATCATGGGCTGAACACACAATCAAGGCGCAACTGAATCCAAATTCTGATTCAGCACTTTATGTTCGCGCAACAAATGATGACCTGGGAACAACTAACCCAGCATTTAATCCAACTCGTCAATTAAACGAGGTTATCAATGGCATCAGTAACTCGACTAGAGGAAATATTGATGCGATTTCTCGCGGAATTTTGCCTGATTCAGGCCTTCAATTTCAAATCCCGAAAATTACTCAGGTGGCTGAGGTTGATCCAGTTGCAGAAGGCGGCGCAGTAACAAATACAAATGTTGCAAGCAGTTTTCTGAATGTGGATATATCCCGCTATGCAGGCCGTAATATTCTCACCACAGAAATCATTGAGCGTAGTTCTCCTGATTTCTTTAATGAGTTAATTGCAATCATGGCCTCAGCAATGGCATTATCACAAACAAAAGCCGTTGGCACTGCTTTACTAGCTGGTGCAACTGCTGATGCAACTCCAACTGCAAACACTGCTGCTGGATTACTTGCATTTACATCACGATCAAATGCTGCAATCTATGGTTCAACACAAAGATTTGCGCGATCACTGATCGTATCCCCTGACCAATGGTCAAACATCATGTCTTACAACAACAATGGACAACCAGTGTTCAATGCATACCAACCACAAAATCAAGCAGGTTTGGTGACTGGTCAATCCCAGGTTGGCGTAGTCGCTGGCTTGAATTTTTATGTTGATAACTCAGGTATTATTACTGGTAGCGGCGACAACTCAATGGTTGTTGTTGAGCCTGGTTCATACACATGGTATGAGTCACCAACTTATCGCCTAGATGTAAATAAGCCATCAGACGGAACAGTGGAAATTTCAGTAAATTCATTTGGCGCAATTGCAACCAAAATTGGTGCGGGCGCTAGAAAATTTAATTTCACCTAAATCATAAATCATGGGTTGTAGTCGCTCCCGAATGCAGCCCAGTTGTAATGTAGAAAGGATTGCTCATGCCTAATGTGATCAGTGTTGAACAATTTCGCACCGTGTTAGGCGTGAGTGATTCCATGTATTCAGATGCTTATTTGGAGCAGATAATAAATTCATCAGAATCAATCCTGCTGCCATTACTTACCGCCTATCAATCAGCGGTGGATTCTTACCAGGTTAAAGACAATAAAATTTATTTTTATACAGTTCGCGCCAACCTTTTTGTGATGGGTCAATCAGTCGTTGTGACTGGTTGTGGTGATTACGATGCAACATACACGATTGATGCCCGATCATCTGATGTGTATGAATTCACTGCAAGCGTAGATGCAGCGAATACAGTAATCACGCCAGTTATCCCCGCTGGTCTTGCCGTGCTTGATGGGTCGAGTGCGGCGGAGATTTATGCAAATAATGATGCGATTAAAAACGCATTATTAGGTTTAAGCACCGACATTTTTCAAGCCGTGATTGCACCAGGATCAACTGCTGAGGGTGTTGATTTTGCTCAGACTATTTTTCGCACTGGCAGGTCAATGATTAATCGCCAAATGGGTTTGCTTTACCCATACCTAGACACTGCAACCATCGCTCAATGAGTTCATCAATTGCGCAGGTTCGCGCAGAGTTAGCAACTGCACTGGAATCAATCGGTGCAACGGTTTATTCATTTGTGCCTGAAGCAGTCATCCCGCCTGCATGTGTAATTGTGCCTGATTCACCTTATTTGGAATCAACATTGATAAGCAAATCAGCAGTTAATGTTAGATTGAATTTTGTCATTACAGCTGCCGTGGCATACAACTCAAATCCCGGTGCATTAGATAATTTAGAAAAATTAGTAATTCAAATTTTAGGTGTGATGCCTGATGGTTATGTTGTCGGAGATGTGCAACGGCCAACCATTACAAACATAAACACATCCTCATTATTAATTGCTGATCTTTCAGTCAGCACTTATTACAACCAAGATCAAGCATAAGGAGAAAATAAATGGCAACGACAATCATTACAGGTCGCGATGTAACATTCACAATCGCAGGTGACAACTATGATGCGCAGGCAACATCTGCCACGCTGACAGTTGCATCAACAATCAACACTTATCAAACACTTGATGGTAAGGCTTACTACACAACCGATACTCAAGGAACATTTGCAGTTGAAATGTTAGCTGATTGGGGTGTTTCACCTGCTGGATTATGTGAATCATTATGGACTGCTGCAACAAGCGCACCACAGACACCATTGGCGGTTTCATTAACTGCTGATACTGGTGCAGTTTTTACATTTGAGGTTCAACCAATTCTGCCATCAGCAGGCGGCACTGCACCTGATGCACAAACAGTTTCATTGTCATTCACTTGTGTGACAACACCACTACTAAACGACTAATAAAGGAGATCGGGAGCGATGAAATTACCAATAACAATTGAATACACGAACGGGTCATCAGAAACTTACACTGCACAAGTTTCAGAGTGGGCAAAGTGGGAGCAGAAAACTGGCAACATAATCAGCCAAGCGCAAGACAAAATTGGCGTTTCTGATTTGTTGTTCCTGGCTTATCACGCCATGAAGCGTGAATCAGGAAACAAACCAGTCAAACCATTTGAAGCCTGGTGTGAAACTGCTGCTGATGTGGTGGTGGGTGTAGATGACCCAAAAGTTTCAAGCGCGGAAGCCTAAACCGCTTATTGATTGAGTTGGCAATCGCCACATCAATCCCAATGAGTGAATGGGAAACCGCAGAGCAGATCATGACCGCAATGGAGATTTTGAAGGAGAAAAATGGCGACTGATGCAATTGCCTATGATAAGGCTGAATTGCGCGGCATCATCAAAGCATTTGGTGCAATGAGTGATGAAGCGGTTGCCCAAGCCAAAAAAGAATCAAATGGATTGGCTCAATATTTGCAGCGCAAAATCATTGATGCTGCTGAGGGTTTATTTACACGCAAAGTTGCATCTCCAATTGCCCAGGGTTCGCGCGTATCCAAATCATCCAAAGTCGGTGAAATGAGTTTTGGATTTGCATCACAAAAATTCAGCGGTGGTGGCACGACCCAACAACTATGGGGCGGATCAGAATTTGGATCAAATAAATTTAAGCAGTTTCCAGTGTGGTCAGGTAAAGAAGGTCGCGGATCACGCGGCTGGTTCATTTATCCAACACTACGCAAAGAGCAGCCATACATCATTGATCAATGGGAAAAATCATTTGATCAAGTCATAAAGGAGTGGTAAGTGGCTACTGGATCACGCACCCTTAAACTCTCCATCCTGGCTGATGTTGATCAGCTAAAAAAATCACTTGCCCAGGGTGAAAAAGATGCCCAGTCATTTGGTGACAAAATGGGAGATGTTGGCAAAAAAGTTGGCGCTGCATTTGCATTGGCAGCCGTAGCCGCCGCTGCTTACGCAGTCAAAATTGGAATTGATGGCGTTAAATCAGCCATTGAGGATGAAGCCGCACAATTGCGATTGGCTAACGCATTAAAGAATGCAACTGGTGCAACTGATTCTCAGATCAAAGCCACTGAAACCTATATTTCAAAAATGCAGTTGGCAACTGGTGTGAGCGATACGGATTTGCGTGCATCAATGCAGCGTTTGTCAGTTTCAACTAAAGATGTAAATAAATCTCAGGATTTGTTAAACCTGGCATTGGATGTTTCAAAAGGCACTGGTAAAGATTTGGCAACGGTTACTGAAGCCCTGGCAAAATCTTATGAGGGGCAAGATGGCAAACTTGCCAAATTGGGAATCGGTTTAAGCCAGGCAGATTTGAAAGCAATGGATTTCACGCAAACCCAAAAAGCCTTATCAAACCTTTATGGTGGATCAGCATCAGCCAATGCAGAAACATTTCAAGGTCGCATTGATCGCTTAAAACAAGCATTTGATGAAGGCAAAGAAGCAATTGGTGCAAGGTTGTTGCCTATTTTAGAAAAAATGATTGGTTATTTGTTTCAGTATGGCATACCTATATTTAACAAATTCAAAGATGCATGGGATGTTATTGCTGAAGCAATTGATAAGAATAAAGAAAAATTTGCAGATTTTATTGACTTGATGACGACTTATGTGTTGCCAATATTAAAAACAGTTTTTGGTTATTTAATTGACATAGGCGCAAAAGTAGCAGCAGCAATTATCAGCGCATTTGGCACAATCCTGGGTGCAGTAACCCCAATTATCAACTTTATTATTGACTCAATCAACACGGTTATTCGTGGAATCAACTTAATCAAACCAGGTGCAGATATTGGCTCATTGAACAAAGTGGGATCATCATCATCTTATGGCAATGGCGTTCCTGGTTATTCAGGCCCATCAGGATCATCATCAACAACACCAACTGTCACAATTCCATCACCAGCAGCTGGTGGAAGCAGTTCAACAATTAAAGTGCCAAGCGCACCTGCAATTGATTATTCAATAAATCCAACGCTACCAAATGGAATGCTTGATTTAACTGCACCTCAAAATGCAGCATCAGCGAGAGCGCAAGCCCAGGCGGATGCATATTTCAAAGCCAATCCAAACATTGATCCAATGACTGGCGCAACAATAAACATCAACATTGGTGTGGCTGGTGATCCTGAAGCGACTGCGCGTGTAATAACTGACACAATCAATAATTCATATTATCGCGGCACTGGTGGCGCTGATCGCTTTGTTTTGGGTGCGCAATGAGTTCATGGAATCCAGTATGGCGAGTCAAAATCAATGGCGTTGATTACACCAGCGCGATCTTATCTAATCTAACAATTACATCAGGGCGGACAAATATCTATGAGCAGGCTCAGGCTGGATACATAAACATCCAACTGATCAACCTGGATCAATCCCCTATTGATGCCCAAATCAATCAATCAATTACAGTTGAATTGCAGGATTCAACCGCAACATTTGTGCCAATCTTTGGTGGATCAATTGTTGATGTGGGTGTTTCAGTCAGTGATGCAGGCGGTGTGGCTTACGCACAAACAGTTTCAATCATTGCATTGGGCGCATTGGCTAGATTGCAAAAATCATTGACCAATGGTGTTTTGGCTAAAGATGGTGATGGGGATCAAATCTTTGAGGTTTTAAGAGGTGTTTTATCAGCCCAATGGAATCAAGTGCCCGCAGCATTAACCTGGGCTGATGTTGATCCTGCAACTCAATGGGTGAATGCTTACAACACTGGCATTGGTGAAATTGATCGCCCAGGTAATTATGAGTTAGCAAACCGCACATCAAATCGGATTGATGTTTATTCGCTGGTTGCAGCCCTGGCAACATCAGGATTGGGTTATTTGTATGAATCAAGCACTGGGCAAATCTCTTATGCTGATTCAACTCACCGCACAAATTACCTGGCTGCAAATGGCTATGTTGATTTGAGTGCAAATGATGCATTGGCTAATTCATTAAAAATTCAAACCCGCGCAGGTGATGTGCGCAATAACTTAACCATTAAATACGGATCAAACTCAACTAATGAAATAAGCGCAACCGATCCTGCATCAATTGCAACTTATGGGAATTTGGCACAAATTATTACTACAACCTTATTCAACGCAGGTGATGCAACTGATCAAATTGGTTTTTATTTATCACTACGCGCAAACCCACAACCAAACTTTAATTCAATTACTTATGAATTGACCAATCCTGAATTAACTGATTCTGACCGGGATTCTTTAATAAACATTTTCATGGGTATGCCAGTGTTTATTGCTGATTTACCTTTGAACATGAATGCAGGCTCATTTGCTGGATTTGTTGAGGGATGGACTTTCAAGGCTGCCTATAATCAAGTTTCAATCACACCAATTGTTTCACCATTGGCTTATTCACTACAGGCAATGAGTTGGGCTGATGTGCCAGCCGTTGAACAATGGCAAACAATTTTACCGACACTAACATGGGAAAACGCCACAATTGTGGCATAAGGAGAAAACATGACAAATCCAACAAGCAATTTTGGATGGCAGATGCCAACGCCAACCGATTTGGTGACTGATTTACCTGCTGACTTTGAGGTTTTTGGTCAGGCAGTTGATTCAGATTTTGCCGATTTACTAGGTGGCACAACTGGTCAGATATTAAGCAAAACATCAAACACTGATTTGGATTTCACCTGGGTTGCACCAACCGCAGCCGACATTACCGCAGTAACCGCTGGGGTCGGAATTAGCGGCGGTGGTACATCAGGTGATGTGACAGTCACAAATTCAATGGCAACAACTATTGATGCAAAAGGTGATTTGATTGTTGGCACTGCTGACAACACATTTGGTAGATTGCCAATTGGTGCAAACACTTATGTATTAACTGCCGACAGTGCTGAAACAACTGGCATGAAATGGACTGCAACTGCAAGCGGTGGCAGTGGTCTGACACTGATTACATCTATAAATCTTTCAGCCGTTACAACCTGGAATTTAGGTTCAGTTTTTACTGCAAGTTATACAAATTACAAAATCATTATGTACGGCGTAGGTTCAGGCACAAATGATGCAATTTATTGTTATCCAAGAGTTTCAGGAAATAACAATACTGCTGGCGGTTGTAGTTATGCAACTGATGGTTTAATGACGGATAGCAGTAGAATGAGTTCTGTTAATACAGGGCAAAACTTTTTCGTGTTTCCTTATTATGGGTCAATTGGCAATTTGTACGATATAACAGTTTCTCAACCATTTGCTACTGCTAAAACATTTTTGGTTGGAAATTGCATTGGTACAGGTGGTGCAACCGCTTCAATGGGCACAGTAAATCATGCAGGGTGGACAAGCCAAACTACATCCTATGACAGTTTAGGATTTACAGTTTCAGGTGGTAATTTTACAGGTACAATCAAAGTCTATGGATTGGCAAACTAATGAAAACATATGCACAACACTTATCAGATGTTAAAAAAGAATATCCAACTGCAAAAATCCAGGATGCTGATTCTGAAGCGCGAAACATGACCGCTGATGAATTGGCTGATTGGCATGATTTATGCGCCAAACATAGGGTCAAAGAGGATGAATTTATTGCTGAAAATAATTTGAAAGAATCAAAAAAACAATCAGCAATTGACAAATTATCAGCATTGGGAATTGATGCTGATGAATTGGTTGCATTACTCAATTGATCAGTCAAAATGGTTGGACTGCATCCGCTGATCCTAAAGAGATCGGGATCGGTTCATTTGCCGTGCCTGGCACAAAGATCAAACTAAGGTGCGCCCAATCAGTCGCTCCCCTATTGGTCACATTTGCAGCTGAATTCCATGCACATGTTGAGCCAATTGATGAAGGTGGATTGGATGATTGGGGTTATTGTTTCAGGAATGTGCGCGGATCAACTGACAAACTGAGCAATCATTCAAGTGGCACTGCAATTGATTTGAATGCAACAAAGCATCCATTGGGTCACGCTGGCACATTCACACCAATGCAAACAGTTTTGATCCAAGCGTTATGCAAAAAATATGGATTGACCTGGGGTGGGGATTACAAAAATCGCAAGGATGAAATGCATTTTGAGATTTCACTTAATCCAGCCAAATGTGCTGAGTTGATTGGAAAACTAAACCTAAAGAAAGTTGGTTAATATGGAAAACGCAAAGGCAATTATTGCCAGTTGGTTGCGCAGTTATGTTGCAGCAGCATTGGCAGTTTATATGTCAGGCGGAGATTTGAAAGCAATGGCAATGGGCGGTGTGGCAGCAATCGTGCCAGTTGTAATTCGCTACTGCAATCCTAATGATGCAGCGTTTGGCATTCAAAGCAAGTAATGATAAAACTGATTGGGTTGGTGTTAATTGCATCAACCCTATCGGGCTGCGGTTATCAAGGTTGGATGCGTTACCCATGCCAGGAATTTGAAAATTGGAAAAACGCTGAATGCAATCCACCGCAATGTTTAGCAGTTGGACAATGCACTAAAGATTTAATCCCTGAATCGGTAGAGGAAAACAATGCCAAGAATCCGACTAACCCCTGAAGAATTACATGCCAGGCTTATAGTTTCTATTGGCATCATTTTAGCAATTGTGTTTGCTGGATCAGTTTTTGCATTGTTGTATGCATTCTTATTTATTACTCAACCATTAGGTGAGCAAGCACCAAATGACAAAGCTGCCATTGATTTGGTTTCAACCTTATGCGTGTTTTTGACTGGCACGCTGGCAGGCATTGTTTCTGCAAATGGGCTTAAAACAAAGGATAAGCCAAAATCCTGATTGGCGTGTTGGTCATTGCCAATTGTCAGTGGGCAGTGCCATACTGATCTGACCCATCAAAGAGGGCGGGCAGATTCGGGAGATCAAATGAACACAATAAGTGCCTTAATAGGCATTACAGGGCTGGTTGCAGGGCTTTTTATAGGCTTCAAATTCGGGTATCAGCGAGGTGATCACCTGGGTTCACGCCGTGGGTTTGCGCGTGGCATTCAAGTATCACGACAGATCGTTAGTGAGGTCAATCGTGGCGCTTGAAAACTATGAAACAGTTGCAGAGCGTATTGAGAAGTTTTGGATGCGCTATCCAATGGGTCGCATTGATCAGAAAATCATTTACCAGGATGGCACTCGTTACATTGTGCAAACTGACCTATACCGCGACACAACAGACATGCTCCCCTACGCAACAGATTTTGCTGAGGAGATACGCACCAGCAATAACCGATTTCCGCTAGAAAATGGATCTACGTCATCAATTGGGCGTGCATTACACACTGGTGGGCTAAGCAAATTTAGTGAGGGAATCCCTCGTGAATCCGCTGATCGCATGGAGAGGGTCAATCTAAGCATTGTGCCTGATTCAGAATTTGCATCCGTTGGCGCAGCTATGGATGTGATGGTTAAAGAGATTTATGAGGGTGTCACACACTCTGAAAAACCTCAATGCTCACATGGTTACATGCTGGAGAAGGCTGGCGTGGGCAAAACAGGCAAGCCATACGCAGGCTATGTGTGCGGGTCAAAAACAAATCAATGCAAGCCGATTTGGAATTGACATGGGCGGAATCTCATTCACACGCAATGGCGTGACTGGTCACATTACTAATGAAGGCGAATTGCTCAATGATCGCCAGGCTCAAATTTGTGATTCATGTTTTGAGCCATTCAATCGCATTGACATGATCAAGATCGTTGATCGCATGTTTCATTTGTGTCGCATCTGCTACTTAAAGCACATAGTCAAATGATCCAGGTGAAATTGACCCAGGCTGAGGAGATGATCGCAGCCAGGGTTGGATTGGCACGCGCTGAAAATGCTAAGTTGGGCAAATACGCCCACCGCTTCCCTAGCATCTCGCCCACTAACTACTTTGATGAGATGTTATTGCACGTCAATGCAACAGGGGCTGAAATAGCCGTTGCAAGGGCGCTGGGGCTATCTGATTTCATGCCCACCATCAACTCATTCAAACATGATGCCGATATTGGTCAATCAATTGAAGTGAAGTGGACTAAGTGGCTTGATGGTCATCTCATTGTGGCAAATCATGATCGTGAGGCTGACATTGCAATCCTATGTGTTGGCATCGCACCCGACTATCGGGTCATTGGTTACATCCCAGTTGTGAATGCCAAGAAACCCAGGTTTAAGCATTCTAAGTCTGAATCATGGTGGGTAAGCCAAATAA